CCGGGTACAATACAATCTGGATAATGAGACATTGCCTGAGCAAACTCCGTTAATCCAATATCTGGTATATTTATTGGCGGTTTAGCAAGTAATTCACCGAGTTTTTCAAATGTAGAATGTTTTTTACCTCTACGATGTTCAAATTCTTTTGCCATTCCAAAAAAATGGTAGTAATGCCAGTTATAGTTTTGTAAACTTTCTTTAGTCCATGTAGTACAAGGATGGTACTTATGAACTGCAAGGTAATACAAATCATCACGTTCATCGCCGAACGAATAATATGTTTGCATTGTTTTGCCGGATTTTGACCTACGTTTTTCAGGCGTACCATCGAGTAAACGATGGACAGTGCTGAGCATTTGTGCAGATTCCACAATCATTTTTGGAACGTGCCTGTCACACAGCATCATTGCTGCTTTCATAGGATCTTTGTCAAGTATAAAAATATTCATATGTTCACCTTAAATAATAATATAATACCATATAATTCAATAAATGTAAATAAAAAAACTTTCTTTTAAGTAGAAAATCTTACCTCCGTATCTATCAACTTGATTTGGTTCTGAATGAAATCTTTCTTTTTGAGTATCTTATTCATTTTTTCTAGTCTACCTCTCTTCTTCAGCTTTAATGCATAAATTTCTAATTCACTGGAATCTTTTTGTAAACGCTCAAGTTGTTGTAACATACGTTGCCTTTCTTAATCTTGCAGTAAATTTGGAAATGCCTCCTCTACTACAGGTCTAGTTATACCTTTTAAATTTTTCTTATTAATCATAGATAAAACTACTTTCGCATCTTCAGGATGTACACCTTCTAATATACCAATGAAGATTTGTTCTCTCTTTACTTTAGGCATTCTATCACCTTCGCCACCTTTTAAGAAATACTTAAACTTTGTATTTTCTCTAATTAGATTAGCTGGGTGATGATGTGCTGGTGATGGTGTATATGGTGGTTGTCCTTCTGGTAAGTTCCAAACGATAGTAGAATCCATGGAACCTCTGATAACATCTTTTAAAGCCCATGTTTCATTTTGTTTGAGAATCTTTACCTTTTCATCTCGAGTCCGTTGTTTACCTACTTCTTCAAGAATTTCGAATACATACTTTGTCATTAAATAAACTCCTGTACACTTTCAATCAATTGGTTACACCTGTTTGCTACAAGGTATGGATATACCTTACCTCGTCTCATCCATCGTGTATCTGGCTTATCCGCCATAAAGTTATTTATAATTTCCCTTCTGAGCTCGGGTGGTGTTTCACTAAGATCAATTAATTTTTTATTTCTGCAATAGTTGCGATACCATGATGCAGCATATAGTAATTCACCTTCTTCCAAGTCTTGGATGATTTCATCAACTTTCTTTTGTGACATAGGCTTTTGTCTAAACCCTTCAACAAATACGTTATCTTCAGATAATATGTTTGGAACACCATCACCTTTATCGCCACGTATAATATGATTTTGTAAATACACTCTTGGATTATCTGCACTGATTTCTTTTTTAAGTAAAGGCGAAAATTGTTTTACTTTTTGAAATCTTTGTAATTGTAAGAAATCTCTATCAGAAGATACAATCATAATAGGTGGTGGATTAAAATCACCGTTTCTATCTGGATGCATAGTAACTAATGTACCTATAACATCATCGGCTTCACAACCATCAACTCTTATGACAGTGTAAGGAAAGTTTTCAGCAATTTCTTCACGTATTTTATTTAAGATACGAAATGCTTCATTCCAATCAAAGGAAGAAGTACCTCTATCTTTCTTACGGTTTGCTTTATATTGCGGAAAAGCTTTCCTTCTCCAATTATTAGATGCGTCGACGGCAAGTACCATTTCGCCATATTCGTCTTTGTATCTTTTGTGATACATTCTAAGGGAGTTAAGTATCATATGACGAATCATTTGTTCATCAAAAGTTTTATTGATGATGATACTTGCCAACGCTATGCCACTATAATCAACAATAATCATAAGGCATGTCTCCTATAAACATATACATCCCAGAGTGTAGCATTCTTCATACCACCTTTAGGATCACCAAAGTAATTAAAACCATTAGTTGGTTTCCTACCTTTCTTTTCAACTCTAAATTTTTGAGTTGGTGAGTTGCAAGATCTTACAACTGCTTTAACCATTTCATATTCTTTCATATCTTCTGGATTTTTTGGATCAAACCTACCAATCCAAGAAGATGATCTATTGTGTCTACCTATAAAGATTCCCATATTATTTAACCTTCCATGTCGGAAATTCCACATGAACCGCTCCATCAAAATCAAGAGTTGATTCATGTGCTGATTGCATTTCACCGTCAGGGTATTCTATGTGGTAGTTACCCATACCTAAGTAAGATATTATCTTAACATAATCATCAGTAAAGTGACATCTTGCAAATTTTAATTTCATTATATAACTCCCAAATTTTTATTATAGATATATTCTACCACAGTTTTATGGAAATGTAAAGGAAAAAATGCATTTAAATGAAAAAAAGTGATTAATATGTTAATTAAACTTTCTCCATAAAGAATGAAGTATATAAAACCAAACACCATTCAAAGCAGGTTCAACTAATGCTACCGCACCGGCTTCCCATATAGTTGCACCAGTCATAGCGTATACCGTTGTACCAGCAATAATCATATGACCTGTTGTATAAATTAAACTAAGAGCTAAGCTGTTTGTTTTTAAAAATTTTTTAAGTTTATCTTTAAATGAAGGTTTACCGTAAACTGCTTTACGCCATTCTGGACTTTGCCTGAGTTTCCACAACATCCAATCATAGTATCTTTCGGGTTCTGCATCAGGTAATTCAATATGATCACCAGTTCCCGTTATATCTTGAGTATACTTATTCATTGACAAACTCCTTTACCATAGGGAATATATTTGTTATTGCTTTTGCACATGCTTTTGCAACTTCAATACATTCTTTTTGTGTACCATTAGCTGAACGTAATTCTATAAAATGAATCCAACTTCGAATAGTACCATTCATATATAATCTTGATTCCGTTAATCCTTCCGGTAATACCGCTCTTGCAACTTCTTTAGCTATTCCTTTTTCAATTGCATTTTTATAAACTTGTTTACAGACTTCGATAACTTTTCTTTGTTCCTGCTGCCACTCATCTTGGATAGTTTTATCATCAACTTCAACACTATTTTGTCTATTCTTTGTATCTTGCATTCTCGCTTCTCGTGTAACAAACTCTAACTCCTCTACTGGATTTGCATACCTTTGACTAAACTCTTGAAAACTAAAACTACGATGCCTTAAAATTTGTCTGGCGATATCACGTGTAGTATTGATCTCAATACAAGCACTTACCATTTCAAATGGCGACCAGTGTTTATGTTTAATAAGATAATTGAGTAACTTTTGATTTGTATCTTTATTCATTTGGTTTGAAGGATTACTAACTCTTGCAGAAAATGCAATTAACTCTTGTACATCTTCAATTCCTATAATACTGGTTGGTTGAGAATAACTAACTAATCTTGCTATCATTTTTACCCCATAGAATCTATCATTATTAAAATACAAATATAAAAAAAAGCAAATATAAAAACAGGAGTTGCATTAGATATTTGCTTTTTACTTTTTGGCTCTTCCTTCAAATAATAAAAGCCCATATAATCTCTATCCCAAGCGTCTCTTCTTGTATCTTGTTTACGCTGATCAATATGTATTTGTCTTGGATCTACTTTATATACTTCAGGTTTTGCCATTATTCGCTTCCATCTGTTCTAATAAACTTCGATATTCTCTTATGACCATCAAGCACTTTGGTATGTCACCTCTGTAGTTTACCCAAAATGGTCTAAATTCTTTTTCCCATGTCTTTCCATCTGCCTGCATTAAGTTTTCAGATAGTTCTTTTTCAAGTTCAGTTAACTTTTTTATATCATAAAACATTCAGCTTTTTTCTCCTATGATATGCCATTCTTCACCGTAAGCTAAAATACAATAAGTATTATAATCTCTATGCCATTCGGCTATTGTAAAATGTTTGTTAGATAAGTTTACATAAAGCCGCATTGGAAGTACTGCTGGAATATCACTTAATCCATCTTTGTTTCTAACAGTGGCAAACATATCAGCTGCACCTAAAATTATTTTACCTTGTTCAACCATCAAACTTTCAAATTGATCTTTTTGTTCGCAAACAACTGGCTTATCATTCCATTCACCTGCAAATGCACTTTTACCAGTAATGAACCCGCCCCAAAAAGCTAGGCACCACAGTATTGCTATATAATGTTTTATCATAATTTAAAATCCTTAAATCTTTTTCCGGTTTCTGTTTTGTCAAACACTGGTGTATC